GCATATTTTCCACCCAACTGAACCCACCCAGGTTTTCCATCAGAAGATTTACTTTTACTAAACCAATCATGGAGAGAAGAATCGCCAGATTTTGATACTTCTAAAAGTTCATCAAGAATTTTATTAACTAATTTAGTTTCTTCTGGAACACAGTTTGGAACCATTTTCTTACCTTTCTTTTTCATACCTACCTGCTTATATCCCACCCAACATGCTTCTTCCATTTCACCACCTGCAACATAATCTGCTGCTGTATCAATATAATCTGCAGCCTTAGTAATTTTTGATTGTACCCATGCTTCTAAATTACCTTCACCCTTCCCAACTTTCATTTGAAGTCTCTTGATTGCATCAGACATTGTTTGTAGTTCAGAACGAGCCATTGAATACTCTTCATCTTTTACTGAAACTTTGTCCCATGCCTTTTCACCATAAGAACATTCTGATCTGCCTTCTCTTTTATCACAAAGAGGGCAATATCTTTTTTCTTCCATGTCTTCCTTTACGTGTGATTTTTTGATCCAAGCATCTGGAGTTTTATTGTGCTTTTCAACGAAAGAATTGTGCAGTTCCTTTGCACTCATATCATGGGTTTTCATAATATTTCTCATCAACCCATTAATAGAATCGTATGATGGTTTTGATAATTTTTTAAGACCACTTTCAAGTTCAGAAATTGCACTTTCAGTAACATCCTTAAATTTCTTATGATGCTTTTTAGCATCTGCTTCCATCTTCTTTAAACGTGTATAATAATCTGGGATTTCGTCTAAATGCTGAAGAGCAATGTCCATTGCAAGTTCATGATCTTTGGTATGTTCATGTTCAATAGGTTCTCCAATGTCCAGTTGCTTCTGGATGAAAGAAACATCCATCCGATGCTTCTTTGCAATCTGCTCAACTGTTCTATGAGACTTCAATTTATGCATTTAGACACTCTAAATCTCTTTATATTTATTATTCTTTAGTATCCTGAGTTTGTTGCTTTAAAAGTTTTGCTAGTTCTGCTGTAGATCCAACAAAAAGGGCATTGTTAACTGTAGTAGGTCCTTTTGGACTATCCTCCTCAATATCCTTCACTTTCTTTTGAAGATCCATTAATTTGTCGGCAATATCGCCAACGTTTTTAATTAACTGTCCAGCAACTTCATATGCTCTGGGCATCTCAGTTTCTTGGGCTAATTCAAGTATTCCATTAATTGCTTCTTGACCCTTTTCTATTAGAGAATATAAATTTCCTCTAGTGTAGTCATAATCTTTTTTAATATCATCTACCGTTAATGATACCTTTTCAATCTTTTCAACAAGAGTTTCTGATTCAACAGGTGTTACTGGTATTATTTCTCCATCTACATTAAAAGTTTCGTTGAGTTTATCAAATTTTTTAGTCATTTTCATATTCTATCAAAATACAGTTCCACTAAATCCAAAATCATCACCTTCTTCAACTAATAAATTATCAGCAGCAGTAATTGACTTAATTTGCGCTCCAGCTAAGTGATTAGTAATAGTTGTATTGTCCCTTCCCCTATCAACTGTAAGAACATTTCCAGACTTAGCAGTTACATAGACTTCTTCTCCTTCCAAATCAAGATATGTATTGACTAAAATTGCACTTGCATCATTCACATTAATTAGAGTGTCTGTAATTGAAATATCATTTGTTAAGTTGGTAAGGACTATACCTGTATAATTTTGAATAGCTCTTGGTTCTACTGAATAAACAATTTCTCTTGTTGGAGTTGAAGTAGGATCTCCAGCAATATATCCAATAGTTGCCTTCTTGATAATATCTTTTGTAGCAGAAGAAACTGGACCAAAAATATAAGTTTTAACGGTAAATCTTAAAGTATAAATTAAAACTCTTCGAGTAGTAAAATCTCCCTCATAATCATCTTGCATTGTTATATTTTCAAGTATAACCGGTAGATCTCTTTTTTCATTGATTGTATCTACCAAATCAACAGTCATTGTATATGCTGGTTGAAAATATGGAAGTATTTGTTCAACTATTTGAAGGGCATCATCATTTAATTTGCACATAATACTCAATTCAAATTGCATATTATATGGAACTGGAAGATATGCTTTTTTAATCTCTGTACCGTCTTCTACGGATTTAGCAGTAAAATATTGAGTAGTTGTTGATTTTCTTGTAGCATCATAAGTAAGTCCAGTAAATTCAAAAGACATTCTTGGTAATGTAATTTGAACTGGTTTATTTAAATTTGGAGATTGATTTAATCTTGCAAGAAACTTCTGTGTTGGACCATATGCAAGTGGAACTTTAATAACACTGATAGTTTGGTCAGAATTATTTTTATGTTTTATACTTATTTCATTAAATAAAGAACCAAATGAAATTACAGTTCTTCTTAAAATTTCGTGATAAAAATACTCAAACATGCTACTAACTTATAATACTACTATTTAACCAAACTAATAACTTATATTTATATAATCTACGGCATTCCAAAAGGATTGGTCTCATCAAAATCAATAATATCGTTTGCCTCTACTTCAATCTCATCATTTGCAGCATATCCATCATCACTTCTTGTTAGATTTTCGGCAATTAAACGTAAGAAATGTGATGCACTTGATGCTGTTCCTACGATATTTTCTCCTAAAACAAAATTACCTGTTGAATTTGAAACTTGAAGAACATTTGTAGTAGAGTTCCAAGATTTAACTCTTGCAGTGACTCCACTTTGAGATCCTGTTACAATTTCATTGAATGTAAAGTTTCCTGCTGCAGTAAGTGATGGATTTCCTATAGTAATTGTTGGATTCTGTGTATATCCAAGTCCAGCATTTGTAATATAAATTGAAGTGATTGAACCGCCAGCAGAAACAACTGCTGTTGCTGCTGCAGATACTGTAGAAATACCACTAAATGTAATTGTTGGTGGATTTACGTATCCAGATCCGGAATTTGTAACAGTAATAATACCAACAATACCGTCACCAATGGATGCAATACCTGTTGCACCTTTACCTCCACCACCAATAAATCTTACTCCAGGAGCAATTGTATATCCATACCCAGCATTTGTAATTAAAACATTTTGAACTGAAGACGCATTTGGATTTATATTTGTATTACAAACGACTATACCGTCAATCATTTCAGCAATTGCAGTTGCTGTTTTTCCTCCCGATGGTGCTGAAGAAATTCCAACTGTAGGTGGACTTGTATATCCTCCACCACGATTTGTTATTGTAATATATCTTACACCACCATTTACGATTGATGCTGTTGCAGATGCCGTTGCACCAACTCCAATCATTGTAAGATTTATAATATTACCTACAGGAACTTTATCAGGATCTGTCGAATCATTACCACTAATAAGTTCATCAATTTCATTAATGGTCGTATTTATTACTTCATCTTCGTATCTGAAGAGTTCGCATCTTAATTGGTAGGTATACGATCCTTGAAGTTGATAAAAGGGTTTTTCATGCTCTACGTACTTAACTTCAAATAATCTTTTACCTAGAGGAAAATAAATTATATCTCCTTCCTTTGGTCTAGATGATACTTTTATATTTGACTGATTTTCTATTAAAGGTGAAATATAAGTTTTAAATCTTTCTCTTGAAATTGTTAATGTTATTTCATTTAATGCTTGAATTCCAAATTTTGAAAGAATCGTTGGATTATCACTGTAACCATCATAAGTATCGACATATGCCTCAATTGGATATGCATTATTAAATTCAGATTCTATAACTTCTCTTATTACTGTTTTTTCTGTAATAAACTGTCTTGGTAAATAATGAACTTCAACGCCATACATCCTCAATTGCTCATTGATCAGGTCTTGAATTAATCCCTGTTCTGCTCTAGAACCTTGAAGAAAAAATGGATTGAGCATATGATTAACCTATCATATCCAGAGGTGGAAGTTCATAAGTACTAGACATTTTCTCCATTAGAATATCAATCTCTCTTTGTGCATCATCATACATTTGTCTACCATTTAACTCAACACCACCGGGAAGTTTAACTCCAGTGAATTTCATCATATTTTGCCCCCACTGTTTTTTTATTAATGAAGTTAGATAAGGTTTGATAAATGAATCATTCCAAACTCTAGAGTAATCATTTGGATCTAGAGTCGAATAGCAATCAACAATAAGATATTGATCTACTCTTACTGAAGACCAATCAATATCTAGATATAGTCTATCTTGTCTTTTATTAAATCTTATTTGTTTCTGAGTATTTAAAAGAAAATCCAAGTCTTCAAGATACGTTTTGACCATTGCATAACTAAGAAGTTCAGTTGTCCCCCAATAGTAAATATCATTTAAAAATAATTGATATTTCACACTAAACATATTACTGGTGATAGTATTAGCACTATCAAACATAAAAATTTTGTTTATGCCGATAATATTGGGTGGAACTTGTAGATAATTGCTATTTTCGTAGAAATTAAATGTGGTTGCAGTTCCAACAATATTCGATGTTGCTGATGTACTTGCAATACCAACAGAACTTGCAGCATTGCTTCCATATCCTGCCCTACCCCTATCAATATCTCCTTGAGTTATCCTATACTTGTAAAAAGTTGGATAGACCCCATCAAAATGTCTTTCTTGGAAAAACTGAACCGCATCATCTACCAGATCTTCAATTTGCTCATCCGCAACATTAATTTCTAAAACTGGGGCCCCCAGTTTTCTTTTGCAGTAATCAATAAGTTCTTGTCTTGTAGATGGTTGGGCCATTAGATTTTAAGACTTGCAACGACTTCTTGTTGTCTAAGATATAATTTAATATGGGACTTTGCTAAGATTCTCAAAGTCTCAATATCATCTATACTATCTATATCCCTAGAAAGTTTTTCATATTCAAACATTTTTGAAATGCTTTCAAGAGAAATCTTATCAGGATCCATTTGCTAAACCTCTCAATAAATTTTTAATTTCATTCAAATCACTTTTAATATCATTCACATCATTTTCAAGATTTCTAATTTTCTTTGATTCATTATATGCTCTTTTATAATTTTCAGCGTATGCTTGATATCCTTGGTCATCATTACTAATGATTCCATTTGAAAAGGTATCACGAAGTAAATAATCTTTATCCTTTACTTTAATATAATCCATAATTTTATACCTTAGGTTTTGCCGTAGCAATTGCTCTTAACTGCCTGACCAGAGGAGGAATTGCTTGATTTTCTCCAGACATTACAATCTTAATTGAGAAAGAAGAGAAATCTGGAAGATCATCAACAGAGTACTCATAATCTCTAAAAGATCCATCAGAATTAAATTCAACTTTTGAATCTGCAGATCCATCATTTTGTGAATTATCAATTACTCTCTTAATTCCTTGTCCATCAACTTGATAGTTTTTGTATCCAGGGAATAATTCATAATTTTGAGAAGTTTCGGAAGAATCTTCTCTGAAAATTCTATAAAGAACACGAACATCATTAGTGTTAGTGTGACTTGCAGATAGGAGAACTTTAATTGAGTTTGCAGGAATCTTCAATCTTACTGGTTTTGAGATATAAACAGTTTCGTGTTTATCATCATATAGAGATCTAATAGAATCATCATTTGCATAATCAGAATCATCGTTTACACCAACAGGACTATTGACCAAATTGGAAGTCAAAATGGTACTAACATTAATTAAATCGATAACTGGAGATACTCTTGAATCTGTTGAGTTCATCAAGAATTCCATAGTAAATGATTTACCTCCTGGAGATTCTGTAATAAACTCCTGCTCATTAATATCAGAACAAATAAGTCTTGGAGAATCAAAATAGAAAGTTCCGTTTAGTGGGATTGAATTAAATCCTTTGTCTGTAAATGATTTCTCAGAACCACTAATACTAGTTCCGGTGAATGTTCTAACTCTAGCATTAAGATTAGTTTTTCCTGGAATAATATAAGAAACTTTTGGAGTAATTGCTTCAAATTGTATATTATTTGTAATTACTGTCCCTGGTTCTCCTGTTTGTATAGTTTGAGTAAAATATAAATCATTTGTGCGATCGGATCCTATTCCAGCATTATTAAAATCAGTATCAGAAGGATCTATTTTGATATAATATGAATCAAGTGATATTGGATGAGTTTCAACTGGAAGATTTGTATCAACTTCAGCAAAATTATGAACTTTGTTGATTCTTCTCATAGAGAATCCATTAAACTCATACTTATAAACAGGGACATTAGAATCATAAGGTTGGGATTGAGTTCCATCAACACCTCTTGCAGATATTGAAAGAGTATTTCCGCTTGCAGAAGTATATTCAATAACCTCATATCCAATAATTACATATCCTGGATTTGAAGCACTTACTACAACTCCCTCAAATGTTTCAAATCCTGTAGAGGAAATTACCGGAATTAATAATGCACTACTTGTAACTGCTTGAGAAAGTCTTGAATTAACTCCATCCTTTAGAGGTCTCATTTCACTAATTCTTACATAATTTTCAGTAGAATGCATACCATGATTCATATGACTGATCTTCATATGCAATCCATCATAATATGGATCAGGAATAATCGTTCCAATTGTAGCACCAGTAGAAACTACACTTCCAATGGAATTTTCATAAGTCAGCGATGTAATTCCAACACTAAAGTTTCCTTGAACATTATCTAAAATAAATGCATTTGATATTGTTGAAATATTAGTAACTGTGAGTTTTCCACCAAATCCAACATTGAGACCATATTCTTTTTCTGGAATAATCAAAGAATCTCCTTGAACATACCCAAAACCACCATTGGTGATCGTCACAGTAGCAATTCCCGAATTTACAACTCCGATTGTTGCTTGTGCTCCAAAACCAACTCCAGTTTCGCTTTCCAGAGAAACACCAGTAAATGTTCCATTTGTGTAACCAATACCAGTGTTTGCAATACCTAATGAAGTAACACTTCCGGCAATTCCAATTAATTTGCCGGTTGCAGATCCCTGCTTAATTGTAATACCTTGAGTTATACCAGCAGTATTATATCCGGTAGATCCTAATCCAACTGTAATTCGTTTAGCAAGAGGTAATAATTGATTACTTCCGGTTACAGTTACTTTTCTGTTTCCTAAAGAGAGTTTTGGATTAAAGAATCTAACAAGGCCTTCTGGAACAAAGTCTGCTCTATAAATTTTATACTTCAAATCTTCAAGTTGAGAAGGAGACCAAGTTGAACCATTTTGTGATTTGAACAGACTTCCAAGAGTTGGTTGTGCTGATATTTTTATTCCGGTTTGGATATCGTTAAATCCAAGTTCAGAGATAAAGACTCTGTATTGTGGACTACCCGAGAGAAGAACAATTGAGAATTCAGAAGTTTGCTGACTTCCAACAGGAGCATTACGAACTTCAAGTTGTTGTGGACCTGGAAGATACACTGGAGATGGGAATACAAATCTTGTGGGAATTGATCCATCAGCAGAAAGATTTACTTCATCTGGAGATAAGGTAACCTCAGAGAAAGGAACAACTAGATTGCTTGGTGTCCCAGCAATCATAGGTCTTAATTGAAGTGTCACTGGAATAGTATCATCTTTAGTTTCAAAGAATACCTCTACGGAAGTTAAAAATACTCCAGTATTATCACGAACATAGAATGATTGTGCAAGAGGATCTCCAGTTTCCCAAATTGCATTTTGCTGTGACGTGTTGTTTGTAGTGGTAGTGGTAGTATTTGTAATTGTATTTGTATTAATATTAAAACTACTTAAAAGGGTAATATTTCTTGTAGTTAAAATATTAGTTTCAGTAACATTTGCTATTGCAGATGATGAGAAATCTTCTTGAGCAGAACTTTCGTTAACTCTTGTGTTAGATATAAATTCTTGATAGGTTCTCCCCAGATCTTGCAAATTGGGAGTATCAATTACTGTAAATGTATTTCTTCCATTTATCCATTGTGGATTTCCTGGAACATTTGGATCTGGAATAAACAATGAACCAAGTAGTCTTCCGCTGTTATCAGAAAGTAGACGAATATTACTTATTCTTGCAACTGCACCTGAAGTTTTACCAATTAATCTCATATTTGGAGATATTTGGCCATAAAATTCTACTTCTGATGGTAGTTCTAATGCTCTCGTATCCACATTTAAAAATGTAGAAGATTCATTATAATTTTCAGGAACAGGTTGTTGGTTGTAGGGATTTAATCTTAAAATATCTGGTCTCGAAAGTGTCGCAGGATTTTGTGGTAATACTTGTCCTGTTGTTAAATCTACAGTAGGAACTGGATTAATAATAGATGGTGGATTAGACCCATCAAAAGGTCCAGTTAAATGATTTGGTTTGCATAACCTAAATCTAATCTTGTGTGTTGGAAGATGAGGATCACTTTCAACAGTTTCTCCAATCTCAAATTTACCGGAGATCATTTCAATTTCAAGTAGTTTAGGGACAATGTAATCTTTAACATCAATTCCTTGGAAGAAACTATAGAATCTAGTACGAGGTCTTAAACCTTTAACATCAAATTCAATATTTCTACTTCTTAGGAATCTAACTACTTCCGTATAATGGGAAATTGATTCTGAAGTCGTATCTGTAGTTATAACTTCTGGTGGAACAACTATTGTAGTTATATTTGATGTGGATGTTGTAGTCGTTGTTTGAATTTGTGCGCTACCTCCAGGAACAAATTCTAATTTTAAACCTGAGCCCGGCTGGCCAATAACTTGATTATTTCCACCTGCGCCCGGAGTGGTACGAATTCCTTGTCCACCAATTGCAGATATAAAATCATTAGCCAGATCAGCTGGTAATAATTGTCTTATTAAATTTTCATCTGCTGTAGTAACCTTTCTTTTATTAACTGCTATGAAAAGTGCTGTTCCATTTTTGGTTAGTCCAATTTTAGAACCTTGAGTATTTCCTCCAGATAATCCACCACTTCCATAATCTCCCTTATTAATATCTACATCTACTCCACCAATAGATATAACACCTGTAAGAACAGTTTTAGCATTTGCTATCCAATCAAAAGCATCAACACCAGCCTGTGGATTTGGAGGATTAACAAATACTTCACCATTAACAATATTATTAGTTACTGTTATATTTTGATCTGCTCTTTGTATGCGATTATTTACTTGATTAAAACTTGTTGATGCAACTGCTTTTTCATCAATCCAACTATCCATTGGTGGATTAAGAGTAATAGATCCCGTCCAATATCTAACTAGGAAAGGAGTTACACTTTCAGTTTTAGTTGCATAAATTTGCTCAAAATAAAGAACTTCATTATAATTTAATGTGAGTAGGTCTCCGGTTTTTCTAATATTTGGAGATCCTAAATCAGAAACATAACTCTGATCTACATTTGGATTATATGTTTGACCAACTCCACTAATTGCTTCGGATCCAAGTTGCAGATCTAAACAAGTTGTATAATGTAATGGTCTTAATGTATTTGTACTTGTATCAATACAAGATTTAAATGCAGGATTTGCTAAATCATGATATTCATGAGAACTAAAATTATCTACAAAGAAACCACACTTAAATCTATCAAGACCTGTTTCTGCATCTTTGATAGTAAAGTTTTCAGTTTTACTTTCAAGCATTGAAAGTGTAGTAAATTTTTCAACTCTTTGAATTCTATTCTCAAGTAGAGCAATATCAGACATTCTATATCTCTTATGCACAGACATATCAACGTTTATATTTTTTACATTATAAACATATGGTTGAATAAAAACTGTAGCAATATCTAGAGAATTGCTCTTAAATGGTGGTGGAAATGGATTTGTTGCTGGATTACCCTGAACAACCTCAAATGTTCCATCACTATTTAAAAAGACTCTATCAATTCTTCCAACATAGTAAGAATAATTTAGAATTAAATTTTCTCCCGGAGCAAGAATATATTTTGAATATTGACCATCACTTGCAAAATTTCTTGAATCAAATTCAAATGGTGATTTTGAAGATCCTGAATATGGAGCAACTCTTGGGCGAATATCAATAAAATCAGTTAATCTTGATGCATTATAAGAAGAAACATTATGCTTAAAATCATTTGCATTATAACTATTTGCTGTAATAATTTCTCCAGTGTCTGTGGAATCAATAATGTAATTTTGGAATATAATTTTTAATTTGCCTTTTGGATCTTCAATATTATTTTTTCTAACAACTCTTGAAAAATCATAAAATGCATCTCTTTGTCCATCATCAAATATAAAGTTTTGAGTGATGTTTTTATCGCCAAGAGTCTTACTGATAATAATTGCTTCTTCAGTAGAATCTTGACCTACAACAATTTCGTCAAGAGTAAATTGAATTGTATTTAAGTAAGTGTATTCAATCTTATCAAAACCAATCTTTCCAGTAATAATAGCAACAGCACCAGAAGTTTTTCCTTCAATTCGCTCTCCCACTACATATTTTTCATTTCCAGAAGGATTTCCTGTGATTTGTAATGTTGGTAGACTTGGATTTGAAATTCCAGTTGACTCATAAACACCAAGAACTCTTATTGCATCAGGTACATTTAAACTAATTTCTTTATCCTGAACTCTTGTACCATAAACTTGACTATAAGTTAATCCATCATTTAATGTCGTTGTTCCAATTCCAGAAGATGATAATTTGGAGTTAGAAACTACTATTGATGAAACTTTGTTTAATTTTTTAGTTTTTGAATTTATTCCAATATTTTTAACAGTAGCAATTACCTTTGCATTTGTTCCACTTGCTTTATCAACAATAAATGTTAATGTTTTTCCATCTAAACTTTTATTATATTTGTCTGCTCTCATAGGTTCAATAGAACCATCACTATAACTAATAACAAATCTGTCCTCATCAAAAGAATCAAAATAAATATCAGTATCAGAAGGATCAATTGTTATTGTAATTGTATTTCCAGAGAAAGAAGTAATATTATAAGAACGTCTTTGAATTACTTCATTAGATTCTAAATTAATAGAAGAAACATTATCTGCACCCAATCTTGTTAATAAAGTAGAATCTTGTACATTAATTGATGGTGCAACTTTAATTATATTTGCAACTTGGAAGGATCCTGTCTGTAATTTTCCATTGCAGACACCAGAAACTGTGGTAATTCCAGTAATTGTAAAGTTAGTACC